ATGAAAATCATGAGCCCAGCAGAGCGGGCAGCGGTCAAGAAATCGACCAAGACCCTCTTTGATGCTGAACTACTCGGGACAAAGCGCATGCGGGAAATCCTACGGTGGGCTGACAAGCGGTGATGCGCATGTATGGGAAGTTCATCATAGCCACCGGAGAGATAGCAGCAGGGGCCGGAGATACCGACATTCTGTTCAGGTGTCTTGACGCTGGGACTAACCCGATTTCGATCGAATACGTCCAGTATTACGGGGGCGATTCTGGCGAGTTCTTGTCGTTAGTCCTAGTCCCTACTTCGACCTTTGAGGAGGGGGTCACACAAGCGGTGATTCCGGGGTCAATCCGAGTGACCCCTGTCGAGTATATGGACGGGGCCATCTGGACCGCATCCCGACCTCAAGCTCTCGGCTCTCACAACGGGGGCAGAGGGTCGCCCCGGTTCGCCAAGTTCGTGGTCCCTGCGTGGTATTCTCTCTGCATGACTGCGACGGGTGCTAACGCCGCTCTGTGGTCTTGCACTGTCGGAGGGTTCGAGATTGCCTCGTCTGCCCGTTGATGGAACGAAGGTCATCGAGCACCGAATCACCCTCGGCGGGAAGGAGCGAGAACTTCTCGAATCGACCTTGACCGCTTATTCCTTTAGGAATGTGGCGACCCCGGTAATTACCGCCATCAACGACAACACAACTCTCCTCCTTCTGGCCGGTTTGACCGGGCTACTAATCCCAACTCACCTTCTCCCCGACGATTACGAAGCCGTCACCGAGAACATGACGCTGGAGCAGGTGAAGGACTGGCTCGAAATACAGAACCTCGCCGGGGCTCTGGGTGGGGCTGCTGCTGGGACTGCGGTCGCTGGCCCCGTAGGAGCCGTCATAGGAGCCGTTCTAGGGAGTATCGGGGTCGAAGTGGGAGAAGACCTAGTCGCAGGTATTCCCGTCGCTGTGACAGCCGCTGCGATAGTGGCCGGACGGACCCTCAGACAACTTGGCGGGGCCGTCAACCCGTTTGACTGAACTTCCCGAAAAGTCGCCCTCTGGGTGGGGTCATAGAGGCACTTGCGAGGGAAACTTGACCCAGTAGCGGGTCGAGGGGTTAGAGTCGCTCAGATTGGCTCTAACGGCCTATTTCTGAGAAGATACGCTTCAACAGGGTCTTCCGAGGTTTTTCGACCTTGACCGGCTTTGCATTTCCCTCGAGTTCGAGGTCTGCAAGGGGCATGATGAACTGATTGTGCTCGTCGGCTTTCGAGGTCAGCCACTCGAGCACTCCCGGTTCGAGAATCATGTGGATAGTTCCCGCTCCATCTCGCCGCCAGAGTTCGTCAATCAGGTTGCGAGTCTCAACACCCTCTGCTCCGGCCCCTGCTCGGGCCTTGACCAGTTCCGCGACATGGGCGCGGGCTGCTGCCAGATGCTCAAGCGCGGGCGCTCCAACGGGCCAGCAGGTGCGACAGTAATGCCTCCGAGTCGGGACGCAGAACGGGTCACAATCATACCACGAATGTTGGTCGCCCACATGGGCGTCGGAGTCTTCTCGATAGTATAGGTGCAGACACTCCCTGACGAACTTCGAGAAGTTCTTCCCTTCGCGCTTCATTCGCTGGGCTAGATGGGCCGATTCAGGGTCGAGACTGATGGACGTAATATGGCTCATCTGACGACCTCAGAGAGTTTGTGAGTGATGCCTCGGCGGGTGATGTAGCACTGTTGATTCTGGATAGCAGCGACGGCCTCGAAGTCGGGACAATTGAACTCGATTTTACAGAAGGAACAGGCGAGTTTCATTCGGACGCATCTCCATTTCCGGTCAAGGTCGAATCGTTGCTGACGAACAGAGAATAGTTAGTCGCGCACTCGGGATTTATGCAACCTATCTCTGCGAATATCCGATAGATGTCAGGGCTCTCCGAACTGACCTCGAAGGCCAGCCCACAGTCGAAGCAGAGCACCGAGAGTTCCTCAGTAGTCACCGTCGTCATCCTCCTCTGAATCTAGGCCCTCGAGGTCATCTAGGAACTCGACAATAGCGTCGTAATTCTCCGAGATTCTCTCCATCTCCCGCTCTCCTCTAGACTCCTTTTGCTTCGCCTCGAGCCAGAGGTCATCATCGCGGATTTCCCGCACTTCGGTATCGATTAACTGCTGAATGACGGCGGGCTTGAGCGCGTCCAATTCCCACGCCTGAGATGTGCCGGTCTCCTCCTGATACCAGTCAACGCGACTGCTCCCTGCCTTCGCTGCTGATGGCGGCGGGGAGTGCTCCTCAATCTGCTCCATCGTGAGCCCCATCCGGCGAATCTCGACATTGGTCACGCCAAACTGCTCGAGCATCTCCCCGACTTGCTGGGGCATGTGAAGACCTTCTGGGTCATGGTCGGAAAAATACAGAATCACCGTCGATTCACCCCTTCTCTCTTGGCGCTTGTAGCGGTCAGCTGCTTCCTTGAGAGACGAGATTGATGGGTATCCTTTGGTGGCGAAATACCAGAGTCGATGCTCGTATGCTGGGTCAGTCAGAACACCCGTCAGGGCCTCCTTCTCAACCCAAACTTCGACCTTGACCGGTTGTGTCTCCCAGAGCCTCTCCTTGTAGGAGTAAGAAGCCGTTCTGATGGCACTTGCGGGGCTGTCAGAGCCGCCCCCGTAGCCAGTTAGACCTCTGGTGCGGTCTTGCACCAAATCCCACGAGATGAGGCCAGCCATGCGGCCGTTTCTGATGATGTCTCCGAGTTTCTTGTAGTTCCGCATCGTGTTGTCGAGTAGGTCTCTAGCGACGAACTGATAGAACAACTGTCGGAGGGTCAACTGGTCACCCCCGTATTCCTCCATGATGGCGTTCGCTTGTTCAATCACTTTCGCGGTCTTGGCCGCGAATCTCCTGTCTTCAAATTGTTCTTTGGTCATCTGATTTTTCTCCTCGGGTCGATACCCTTCGGCGTCAGCGAGTCCGCCTTAGCACTTGAATGTATTATTTTGATAATACCTACTACTATTACTAAACTAATATCACTACTACTACTACTACTACTACTGAGAGCCTGAGAAAACCGGTCAAGGCCGGATGCGGTATGGTTTAGGGCTGGGTTGGGGTCGAGGGCCTGATGGATTGGGCGCTTGTGTCTGCTTTCTTGGTCGTTTGTAATGTGTTTGTGACTGTCTGGGTGGGGGCTCGCATCGGTGTAATCCTCGAGGCTGCCCTTGAAGACCTCGATGCTGCGATAGCGGCAGCGATTCGGAGCGTTCTCGAGAATGCAGGGACCGACTTCGAGGCCCCCAACCCGGTTCAGTCTGCAATCGCCCAATTCATCACCTCGAGACTCGGCCAAACCCCTGTTGAGTCACTGGTGACAGAAACCCGGTCAAGGTCGAAAGAGGGAAAGTTCACCTAGTGCAGAAATGAAACCACTAATAGCGAGGTCGTGCGCACCCCCTACTCGATGCCTCGAAGACGCAAGAAGATGAGACGCCGACGCAAGACCTTCTCGATACTGAACGGACTCGAGGCCCTAGCGTATGCGAGCATACTCTCTGAGGGTGTGACTGGCGGCTCTCTAGCGGCCTTCATCGGCGGCGCTGGCGACCTCGGCACTAGCATGACGTCCATCGGCATCGGAAGCCGTCCAGAGCAGACTCTGACGATAACTGGAGCGGGGCAAATCTCGCTCGCTGACATTGTGAAGGAGCCCGGTATGGCAATCGACCAAATGGGTATGAACTTCCAGAACAACCTCCTCCCGATGGCCTTCGCTGCATTCACGACCTCGGTCGGCTTTTCGGTTGGGCGCAAACTCCTACGGAAGCCACTGTCATCTGTCACACGCAACATCATTCATCCAGTGCTCGGTAAGGGAGTGCGAATGTAATGGCCAACGTCAACTGCTATGGCACGGTGATTTCATCTCGAGGGGCGGTCGTCCCTCTGCATAACTCGGCCACGACCGAGGCCACTCAAGACGAGGTTCGCACCGACGCTGATTTCGTCGGGAGCGCTCAGGTCTTCGGCACGTTTGCCACACAGCAACACGGCAATTTCGTTGCCGCTCGAGCGGGCCTCCAATGCGAGAACGATTTCACATGGTGCTACGTTCAATCAGCAGGTAAAATCAAACTCGCTCTGCCTATCGGCGGCGGCGCTGGAGCCTCTGGCGGGAACTGTGGCCTTCCAGCCATTCTCCCATACCCGAAGCAGATTGCTTCTGGCGATTCAATTCAGGTCATGGTCAACGCCGGCACTGACAGAGAAGCGGCGGTCGCCGTTGCTTGCAGTTCAGGTGAGTATCATGTGTTCTCGAAGACGCCCACCGGAGCAGGTGAACAGGAGTTCGTCAGCATCCTAGATGGCCAGTCGCTCGGCTTGACATTACAGGGGCGCGTCATAACTCACATGTTCGCCGTCGCGGGCGCTAACGACACGGAACTCGAGTCTCCGGTGTATGTGCTCGATGGCTCCGGCGTCCCTATCGGTTCAGTCGGTTTCAACGCAGGGGCCGGAGATTGTGCGGCCGTGTATGAGCCGGTCAGAATCCCCGTAGCCCTGAACTCTCGAATGGTGTTCAGGACGGATGCGTGATGGCTATCTCGAAGCGGGCTAAGGCTCGCATGAAAATCATGAGCCCAGCAGAGCGGGCAGCGGTCAAGAAATCGACCAAGACCCTCTTTGATGCTGAACTACTCGGGACAAAGCGCATGC